TCCAGCTTATAACACTTCGATCGAGCGACGTCTAACAACTTACACCAGTCTTCTGGTATAAGGAGTTCAACAACCTCTCTAGCGATAGTGTCGCTGGCAGACTTCAGATCCACAGTTGCAAGATCTCCTCTCAAAGAACCCAGGCGTGCTAACTCCTGGTTACGTTCTTGAGATGAAAGATCTATTCCAAGTCGATACTTTAACTTGGAGCGTAGCACCTTTCCGATTCCCTTTTGAAGGAAAGCGTTCAGGTGCGGCTCAACTGCGATCGGACGGTCTGTTTTAGCGTTCTTTGGGACGAAGGTCACGGTATTTCCTGGGATGCTTATTATGGCATCCGGTGTCACAGAGGCAATCGCGTCTGGGGTACCTGAGCTATGATGAGTAGCCCACATAGGAATAGAGTTCACCAAATGGTGAGCTCCTACCGTGATTAGGTCTGGGGTTGCTTCGAGTCTACTCTGAAGCTTCTTATAACCCGACAAGGCTTTACCCTTAGCCGAGCTGGTTGTGCCACCACCCCACCCACTCTTCTCAAATATCATTTCGATATCACGAGAGAGCGGAACTGGTTCCTCATCGGAACCAGGTTTGCCTGACCAAAGCTTTCCAAGAACATACGAGCAGATTTTTCGCGAAAGTGAGATAATCTCAGCGTTCACGCCTACAACCGTGTAGCGTTGATCGTAGGATGCTCTAACGAACTTGGTGTTCACCTTAGCACATTTGCGCTCGCAGTCTATAAAAGTCTGCGTCGCAACGTGCTTAGTATCTATAGAGGTTTTAAGGCCCTTATATTTACTAAGCATCGATGTCACTAAGTAGTCATCGGCAAACGAGGCGGCATCCGGGTAGTTTAACGGATTGCACTTAAGCTCAAGCAATTGGTCATGCTCTCCATTGGAGAACAGCAACCAAACTGCAAGAGCCCGAGGCGATCCAACTGCCCGACACAACTCCCAGACGACCTTACCGATGTCAAGTTTAAAACTTGCATCGGCCGAGCAGCTAAGCTTACTCATAGCGTTATCTCCTAAGAATGATAACGTACCCGCAAGGGCACGGTGCTCCGACTTACGCCGGAGCTTCGAGGTTTTCGATGATGTTCTTGACGTCGGTATTCGCCGCCAGGTTCTTCAGGAATGCATAAGCATCCTTACGAGCTTGGGCGTCGGTAGCCTCCGGCAAGAGCCATACGAGCTCCCCAACCGTGAAGTAAGCTGCCACGGGATTCGGTTGAATCCCGGAGCCGCTCGCAGGGGCCGTCACAGCAAGGCGCGGGTCCTGCACACGCAGGTGAACCTTGTAACCGCCATTGCGACCGTTAGCGGGGCGAAAACCACAGGTAATCTTTCGAAAACCTGCGGAAACGCCCTGCGAACGTTCGACCCACGTTACAACTCCGTTTTCACGGTGGCTGTAAGTGAAGGTGCGGCTAACAGGGGTACCCTGGCCATCAGCCAAAACGATAGAGGCAATATTTGCCATGTTGTTTGCCCTCCTGGGCATTGGTTGATGCGCTAAGCGCAGTTGGGTTTAACGGCGATGCATTACCTCGATGAGGAAATGCCCTTTGAAGCAAGAGCGAACGACGTTGCCATGTGCCACGCAGACAAAGTGTCAATCCTAAAATCAGGAAGGCCACCAAAAGTCGCGTGTTCACGGTAAATCTTGGAATAGGTATAATCCCAAGTGCCGTTCGAGTACTTCTTAGTTTGTCGCCATTCACGGATGGAATACCCACGGACACCGACTAGGCCTGCTCCTGCTGTCATTGCTGCCAGCATGTCACCGATTGGAAGGATCCAATCGATAACAAAAGA